AGTACTTCACCGCCGCCCAGTACGGCGCGACGGTTGCGGTCTCTGACCTCGCCAACCTTGACTCGCCACACGACCTCATCAGCATTGCTGCTGAGCGTGTTGCGTACAAGGCCGTTCGCTCAATGGACACGCTTGTCCGAGATAGCGTCCACAGCAACGCGCTGACGACCGCTATCTTTGGTGCCACTGGCTCCGCGACGCTTACCAACAACACTGCTAACTCGGCTGTTGCCGTCGCTGGTGTGTTGACGGGTTCGTTCGTGAAGCAGATGGTTGCACGCCTTAAGGGTGCAAACGTTCCTCAGTTCGCTGACGGCACGTACCGCTGCATCATCCACCCTGCCCAGGAGTATGACCTCGTGTCAGACACCACGGTCAACGGCTGGATCGAGGCCAACAAGTACGTAAACAACACGCCACTTCTCACAGGTGAGATTGGTCAGTTTGCTGGCGTACGCTTCATTGTCTCGTCCGACGCCAAGGTCTACGCGACCGCAGGCGCCTCGGCAGGCAACGTGTACAACGCGCTGTTCCTCGGACCAGACGCTTACACGATTGGTGACTCGCAGACCCTTCAGAGCTACTTCGTGGCTCCAGGTGGCGATCACTCTGACCCACTCGCGCAGCGCGCAATCGTGGGCTACAAGATGCGCTTCGGCGTGCTGAACCTCGATGAGGCTGGCGCCCGTTACCGCATCCTGAAGACGCAGGCCACGGTCTCCGTCTAATCCTTCGGGATTGCCGAAACCCCTCGCCCTTCGGGGCGGGGGGGAGTAGGACCTGCTAGAATCAACGTAAAGGCCTCCCCAGAGCGCGTAGAGGCCCGATAATACTAACGGTGGCACTTAGTGACACCAAACAAAAAGCGAGCCCCTATGCTCGCTCAGGAGGGTCGGATGAACGTTCTTGTGTGGGGTACTGCCGAGCAGGGGCCCTGTGCCTACTTCCGTGGTCATATGTATGACGAAGAGTGGAAGAAGATGGGGATCAACGTTAGGCACATTGACAAGATCAACTTCATCGCTAAGGATGGTGCTCAGGGCCTGACACAGGAAGAGGCAATGCGGAAGGGTCTACTCTCCGTAGATACCAGCGACATTGAGTGGGCAGACGTCGTGATGTTTCGTCGTTACTACAATTGTTCTGCAAAGTGTAATGAGTGTGGTGACGCTACGAAGGATAAGGTAAAGATCCTGATCCACCCACACAGGATGGAGCTGCGCGACTCGGTCACTGAGTGGATGTGGCCAGCATTTGAGTCCGAGATGTTTAATAAGGCAATGGTCTATGAGACCGATGACAACCACTTCCAGATCCGTAAATGGAATGGCTACTGGCCAGACGTCCAGGCTGAAATCCCGCTCATTGAGCGGATGGCACGGAGGGCTGACCTCGTTACCGTCAGCACGAATCCTATTAAGGATGCGTATTCACATCTCAACGAGAACATTAAGGTAATTAAGAATGCAATTGATCCGTCAATTTATACGACAGATCGTACTCGCCCAGAACACGGCGGTGACAAGCCACGTGTGGTCTATTACGGCAGCACGGCACGTATGCGCGACTACGGCGGCTACCCAGACGAGCGTGGAAAGTGGGAGGGTGGATACGCTGGAAAAGGAATCCAGGACCTCCGAAAGGAACTCTGGAACGTCTTTATCGGAGTAAACCCAGGAACAGAACACGTCATTGCACCGTTCTTTGATGAAGCATATCCCTACGTTGAGAACATTCGCCAGTTTGCGGAGACCCTCGCAGCTAGCCACGGCGACATTGGAATCGCGCCACTCGGCGGCGATGACTTTGACCGCTGCAAATCAGAACTCCATTGGCTGGAATATGCAATGGTGGGAGCAGCATTTATCGGTGAAGGCTTCAAGTATGGAGATGCTCCGTACTCAGTGGTCAACCACGGCGTTGACGGACTCGTGGTCCGTGGTCGGCAGCAGTGGTTTGACGCAGTCAAGAGTCTAGTCAGAAGCAAGGACCTACGAGAACAACTCGCAGGTGCCGCCAAGGAGCGGGTACTCAAGGAATACGATTATAAGGATCGCGCCAAGGAATGGGCCGATGCCTTCAAGTGGGCAGTAGAGCATAAGGGGATTTGGAAGAATGGCAGGAGAGACACTCTCAGCACTTAGGACATCGGTACGATCAGATCTCCGCGACCCCAACGGGGCAACGTGGAGCGACACGGAGGTCAACGACCTCATCAATTCAGGGATTGACTGGGTCAATGGATTCTACCCAAAGGAGGCAATCCAGTCAGTTGCATATACGCAACCAGTATCTGGTGCCGTCAACTCCGTTGCACTGAGCACTGTGAGCTGGCCCTTCCGCGTGGACGTTTATGATAGTAGTGGCCAGTACCGAGAGAGCCTCCACCCATCCAGTGGTGACGGCCCAGACTCAGGTTGGGAGGTCCACAGCGGGATCATCTTCTTCCCGCCACACTACACACTCCCGTCCCCAGGGACCCTCAAGATCTTTGGGTACTCTGGATTTGTCCAGCTCTCCTCCAGCACGGCAACCACGGATATGGATGTCTCTGCCATTGCCTCCGTCCGCGTCTGGGCCCAGGCAGAGGCCTTCAACCGACTCCTCTCTGACCGCGTGGCCTTCCAGCAGTGGCAGGTCCAGTCAGGGAACTCGGACGTCTCCGCACTCTCAATGAACCAGATCGCCCTCTCCAACCAGGCGAGGGTCCGACGCGAGGAGGCACGGCTTCGTCGCATTCGGAGGCTCGGATAATGGACTTTAATCTTCCGATTACCTACCAGATTGCTGGCTCCAGCACGATCAATCTCAACAGCATTGCAGCCTCGGAGGTCACGACCTCATCACCCCTAAGTGGGTACAAGGTCCTCTCTGCAAGCTTTGGTGACGTCACAATGACTGGCTATGTAGACAAGCGTGCACTCCACGACGGGGTGGACGCAGCTGACGCCTACCTTGCAACGAAACAGCTCTCCATTGTTTGCGGCGTCTTTGGGTCCTCCATCGCCGACTTCCACGACAGGGTCCAGGCCCTAATGGATTCTGCACGCCCAGTCCCAAGGGAGTACCAGGACAACTACGGTTTCCGTGATCTCTGCTTCTCGCAGGCTACGGCTGACACCGCAAACTTCCCCACTGGCTATATCCCAATGGCAATGAAGGTGCGGCCGACAACGATCCCTGGAATTCAGCTGACCTCTGTCCAGTCAATCGGTGTATCCGCAAAGGGCTTTGCAGCCAATGTACAGCTCACCTTTATGGCAAAGAAGCCATACAAGTTCCGACAGACAAGTCAGTCCATCACGATCTCTGCGTCGTCGGCGACGACTTCATTCCCAAACCTTGGGTCGGCCATTGTTTACCCATCCTTTGAGATCGTCTTCTCCACGTCGTCAACCTACTCGTCGGCAACAATTACCTCAGTAACCTTTACCTTTGACGGTTCGTCCCTCAAGCTGAACAGCCTGGACTTCCCAGCCAAGACGGCAAGTAGCGAGGTCCGCTGGTACATAGACTTTGACAATCAGACCGTCTACCGAGGTGTCCGCTCAAGTGTGGGCGGGGCCTACGTGAAGAGCCTGCGTCAAGATGTCATTGACACCACGACCTACCTCTTTGGCGCAATCCCGCCAACGGACGATTCTACAACTTCAATGACAACAACATACACTGGGGCAAGCATCCCAGCACAGATCCTGGTCTCCTACACTGAGGCCTGGTACTAATGTCCTACACCCAGTCAGAGTTCCGTATCTCCCTCTGGGACACCACTGCAACTGGCCGTGGGCGGGGATCCCTAAAGGCAACCATCAAGGACCCAAAGTATATTGGTGTCTCCTCCTACCTAAATGAGGGTGGGGAGATGTTCTTTACTTTGCCATACAACCACCCGCAAATTGCAGAGTGCCTGCCACTAGAACGGCACTATAGTGTTGAGCGATTTGATGAGGATGACCTCATCTACCGAACCATTGGAAATGGGATCCTCCAGGACTACGTTGCCACCGACGACGAGGTCGTATTCTATGGGATTGACTATATGACGGTCCTCAACCAGACACTCACCGACCCAACGGCGGCCCTTGGTGGTGCGACTGTGACCTACGACAACAAGACACTTGGCTACATTGTCCAGGCGGAGTTGAGTTCGGCACGGACTGCAACCAACTCCCGCCTTGGGTTCATTAGCGTTGAGGCAACTATCAATGGATCCGCGACGACCTACGACATCTTCACCGCTGGAGAACCGAGGACAGACTTCCTTAGAAATGTCTGCGCCATTGCCCAGGAGGGCCTGACCACCAAGGTCGTTTTCGGTAACCGCATTGAGACCGACTCCACTAGCTACAACAAGTTCTTTGTTGACCAGAACTACTCAACCGCAATCAACAACAAGCTGACCCTTTCATACGGCGCCAACATTAAGCGGTTCTCCTATACCCCAAACTTTAAGAGCCTGCGGACCAAGGCCCTCCTCATCTCCACAAACCAGTTCCTTGCCGCATCTTCACGGGTTTGGTCTTCCACTGCGACCTCAACCCTGATCCCAACCTATGGGGTCATTGAGCGCCTTGACATCCAGCAGGACGTGGTCTCCTCGGCCTCCGCCACCAAGAAGGCTGCACAGAACCTCTACGAGTCCAGCCCAGAGAAGTTGAAGGAGATCACCCTCTCCCTCGTTGACGACTCAGTTGTCCCCTACAAAGACTACCAGCTCGGCGACGACATCCGCGTCATCATCAACCGTGGGCCAGTCTCCATTAACACCAACCTAACACTGCGTGGCCAGCAGTGGGTTGGACGCGAGGATGGTTCAGAGTCCTTAACATTTGACTTCTACAACCGCAACCAAGCCAACAGTGAGGTCAGTCCCTACAAGTCTGACTCCTCCATTGCGCAGGCTGGTAAGAAGGGTCGGGCACGCCCTGGGAAGCAGAGTGGTGACAATCACCTTTCTGATAAACCCAAGAAGCCGTGACGGGTAGCCAGTTCTCAAGTATTCTCAAGTCCATCCAGGAGGTTCGGACTGAGATTGCTGCACGCCTTGATGCCATTGACGACCGCCTAAGGGCCGTTGAGGTGGACATCGCAAAGGCATCCACGGCAGAAGAGATCAGCAGGGAAGCTGGGATTGCGGTAAGATGGAAGGTAGGAATCCTGGTGTCCGCTGTGGGCATCCTGATCTCCTTATTCGTGAAGATCTTGGAGGCACTGTGAGCTTAGAGATTGAGATCAAGAACTATCGTTCCAAGGGCTTATCCTTTGCGGCGATTGGCGAGATCCTCAACATCACCAAGGACCAGGCCCAGAAGAGGTACCGCAAGTATCTCCTTGAGAATCCCCTCCCCCATACCCCCTCCCCAGAGGGGGACAGGTTATTCAGTGGGGGTCCAGTTAAGAAAGATTTAACCCCCCCTACCCCCCCAGCGGATCAGCAGTATACGCTTAAGCCAGACTTTGTCAAACTGGATTACATTAAGAGGATTGGCAAGCCTAGAGAAACAAAGAACGAGCTGGTGGTTGCTGCTGGTGACTTTCAGTTCCCCTTTGAGGACCCTGAGGTTTATTCATCTTTCTTAACATTCCTTGCAGCAGAGCGCCCAGACCGCATTGTCCTCACTGGGGACATCCTTGACCTCACAGCGGTCAGCGCCTACGACAAGGACCCACGGCTGGGGATGCCAGTCCAGGAGGAGCTTGCACACACCCACCGACGTCTTGCGGAGATCCGCGCATCGGCTGGTGAGGAGGCTCAGATCTTCTTCCTCTATGGCAACCACGAGGCCCGCTTCTCCAAGTGGTTGGCGAAGAAGGCCCCAGAGCTGGTTGGCCTTGCAGACGCCGAGGGCCGCGAAGTCCTCTCACTGGAAAACCTACTCCGCCTCAAGGAGTTAAACATTCAGTCCTGCATCTCAGAGGGCGTCGGCTACGCTGGCCCTGAGCACCTCCGATCCTACTACCAGATCACAGAGGACCTCATTGCAACACACGGGACCTACTCCCGAAGCACTGGCGGCGGGGCCAGCATCATCCCAATCGTTGACGCCTCTGGTGTCTCCGTCGTCGGTGGGCACGACCACTCACAGGGCGTCGCCTTCCGAATTATCGGTGGCTTTGCTGGGATTGACGAGAAGCGAACAGCAGCCATCTCCACGGGGATGATGTGCCGAAGGACGGAGCTTGGGTACCTGGCCCAGCACCAGGTCAGCCGCTGGTCAGCAGGTTTTGCGGTCATTGAACTCTGGGGCGACCAGGCTGGTGAGTGGCAGCCAGACTTTGCATCCTGGACTGGATCAGAACTTGCCTGGAGAGGTAAGCGTTACGCGCCAAAGAGTGTTATAAAGTAGTCAACATAAACAGGAGGGTCGGATGTACGGGGTCATTGGGTCGGGACAAGTAGCGCAGCACGTCATTGCCGAACTGCGCCGCCGTAAGGCGCGATTCAAGGTCTACACACGCTCGCTTCAGCTAGACGCTGAGGCGGGCGTTTTTGTGTCCTACGATATGGCAAGCCTTGCACAGCAGCTCAAGGACGACGACATCACTGGGGTTATCAACTGCGGCGCACTGAGGGACATCAACCTCTGCGAGAAAGACCAGAGGGGGGCACTGGTTGCCAACGTCCTCCTCCCAGAGATCATTGGTAACGTGGCCAAGCAGGTCTACATCTCCACCGACTACGTCTTTGACCTCAATGAGGAGGACCGACCCCTTAATGAGGAGGCCGTAAGCCGAGGCGGCCTCAGCATCTACGGCCAGACAAAGCTTATGGGTGAAGAGAAGACCCTGGAGCGCGGCGGAATCGTGGCCCGCATCAGCAGCCCCTGGGGCGTCTACCCCTCTCCGATGAAGCCAAGCTTTGTAGATATGATCACCTCAACGAAGAACAAGATTGACCTACCGACTGACCAGTTCTTCAGCCCGACCTACCTACCAGATGTGGCGGAGCACTTGGTTGATTTAGCTGGTGCTCAGTCTCGCGGCGTCTACCACCTTGTCAATCAGGGTGTCACCAACTGGATGGAGTTTGCCCGCGTAGCCCGACAGATGGCACGCAACAAGGGCCGCATAACTGGCTCCTTCCGCTTTGACCAGACCCGCCCAAAGTATGGGGCACTCATTAATACGCGGCTCCCGCGCTTCCGCACGTGGGCTGAGGCAATGCAGGAATACATCAGCGGCCCCCGTGCCGAAGAAAGGATCAAACGATGAAAGTATTAGTAGTCGGACACCGTGGCTTCATTGGCCCAATGCTGGTCAAACACCTCAAGCGTAGTGGGGCGACGGTCCACGGGATTGACGAGGGATGGTACGACGAGAGCATCAGTGGCCTTGACGGCGAGCATATCCCACACTCAGAGCGGAACGGGAAGAACTCACGCTTCTCTGACATTGACCCACTCGGCACCTACGACACCATCGTCTGGCTTGCCGCTGTTAGCAATGACCATATGGGGAACCTAGACGAGTTTGACACCTTCTGGTCCAACTACGAGCTACCAAAGCTGAAGGCCCAGGACTTCTGGGAGAGGAACCCTAACGGCCGCTTTGTCTACATCTCCTCAGCATCGGTCTACGGTGCCAACGGAGACATTGCCAAGGAGTCCACAGCAACCGACCCACTGACGGCCTACTCCAAAAGTAAGGTCAAGATGGACGAGTGGCTCTGGCAGCAGGAACGCTCCTGGGTCTCCCTCCGACTTGGCACCCTCTGGGGTGCGGCACCCAATATGCGGCGTGACCTCGTGGTCAACGCCTTTACCTGGGAGGCCATCCAAAAGAAGCACATCCACCCGCAGTCAGCTGCCAAGCGGCCAATCCTCCACGTTGATGACGCTGGCTGGATCATCTCCCTGGCCTGTATCCTCCCAACGGTCCAGGGTATCTACAATGCCTGTGCTGAGAATGTGACGGTCACTCAGATTGCTGAACGTGTTGCACTTACCCTCGGCGTTGATGTCTCCCCATACGTTGGCGACGACGGAGACAAGAGGGACTACTGGATGGACAACGGGCGACTCCTCTACCACTTTGAGATCCGAGACAGTGAGCTGGTGAAGACCACTGACCGACTGGAACTCATTGATGTGGAGCAGGCCCTGATCTCATACAACGGCAACCTCCGCACTCGCACCGAGATCTACAAAGAACAGTTGGAGAAGTGAGCAACTTCTCTGGCATCCTTGACGGCTACCTCTCCCGCAAGGCTGCGGTGGGGCGGCCCGCCATTGCCCGCTGGCGCGGCTCCCTCCTTGGGGCCTGCGTCCGCCAGCAGTGGTATGCCGCTGAGAAGGTGGAGCCAAGTAACCCCTTCCCAGACAATCTCTACCGCATCTTTGAGCGGGGCCACGCGGTGGCTGAGGTCCTCAATAAGGCTGGTAAGGATGCCCTTGAGGCTGGGGAGCTCCTCAGCTTCCAGGAAGAGGTACCAGTCCTCCTTCCAGAGTACGACTTCTCTGGCAACGTGGATGCCCTGGTCCAGTGGCCTGACGGGAGGCACGAGGTCTGGGAGTACAAATCCACAACCAACCGAGGGATGCAGTACATCCGTGAGGTCAAGCCAGAGCACGCGGTCCAGGCCTCCATCTACGCCCTCATCCTTGAGGCTGAGCTCGGTGTCCCAGTGGAGGCCCGTGTGATCTACGCAGCGGCCGAGGACTTCAAGCTCCTTGAGTTCAAGTTGGACCGTGGTTGGCGGGACCGCTCCATCCGCGTCCTAAAGGTGCTACAATACTTTGGCAAGCGCAAGCCGCCTCGCTTGCCGTCCCGAAGGGGGAAGGATATGAAGGCGGAGTGGCCCTGCAAGGGCTGCCAATGGCTAAAGGAGTGTAGAGGATGACGCAGTCAGTCCGCCTCGCCGCGAAGATCGCCAAGGTGATGGAAGCGGTTGGGTATGTAGCTAAGACGGGAACCAACTCAGCACAGGGGTACAAGTTCGTGCAGGCCTCAGCGGTTGCCGACAAGGTCCGCGAGCAGCTGGTCAAGTACAACATCTCAATGACGCCAACCGCGATTGACGTCATCAGTGAGGGACTCACCCCAAGCGGGAAGCAGGCCCTCCTGACCCTACGCTTTACGTGGACACTCACCGACGGAGAGTCGGGTGAGACCATCTCCTTCCAGTCAATCGGTACAGGGGCAGACTCAGGCGACAAGGCAGCATATAAGGCAGCCACTGGCGCACTGAAGTATGCCCTACTCACTGGCTTCCTCATCCCAACGGGTGATGACCCAGAGGCCGACCTGGCTACGGACCGCGTAGCTGAGAGCGCAAAGAAGATCTTCGGGGACACGGAGAAGGTTGCTCCAGCCCCAGCGAAGAAGTCCAACCTAGATGATTTGGAGTTCTAAGATGACTGAAGTAAAGCCACGCGGCCCGCAGGTCGCATACGACCTCTGGCTCTCAGACAAGAAGGAGCCAAAGGAGAAGACCTTCCAAACTGGCACGACGGCCATTGAGTTCTTTGCCAGCCGATCCACCCAGGAATACTCTGAGTGGAAGTCTGGTCCAAAGGAGGGCAAGGGCGAGGCCCCTGCCAACCGCTACGTCTACGTGACCCTGACAGCCTTTGACAAGAAGCTGCAGGAGCACCTCTACAAGATCTACTACAAGGTCACCGAGGCACGCGCAAACGCTTCAACGGAGAAGCGTCCCAACGTGCACGTCACTGGCGAGCTTCGCAATGCCCGCGAGTACGACGGCAAGAACTACGAGGACGTCACGGTCAGGGACGCAAGCCCACTGATCTGGACCCCCCTGGAGCCTAGGTGATCAAGGACATCTCCGACGCCGTGAACGCAGCGAGCTGCGCCCTGGCACGGATCTCCACCTTCAGGTCCACGACGGGTCACCGCGAAGACTGCTCGTGGTGCAAACAGGACCCGCGAGACCTATGTCGTATGGTGGCCGAGTTTATGGATGATTCTGCAAACTCGGCCTCCATCCGACTCTACGAGACGCAGGCAGCACAGAAGACGATGGAGTCAATGTGGCAGTAAAGAAGCAGCAGGACGGCAAGAAGGCGCAGGTCTTTGTACCGCGCCCTTGCGGTCGCTGCTCGCAGCAGATCACCAAGGCAGCTGACGGTACCCCAGTGCGCATCCTTGCGTACAGCGGGGCACACCGCTCAAGCCTTTGGGAGTGGTCGCACCGAAGATGTCTGGATACGAAGTAAACCGCGACGCACGGGCCATTGATGATGGCCTTGCCATCGTCCAGAACGGCGACGTCTGCTACCTCCTGGACCAGAACCTTGGTAGGAACTGGGCCTGGGTCTCCCGACGGTACGAGAACCAGAGGGCCTTAGAGGGCTGGTTCTTCCTCCGCGAGATCCCAGAGAACCGAGTACTCAACAAGGAGCTCCTTGCCGCTGGCCTCATTGAGTACGGTGAGAAGCAGGATGTCGGTAACCGTGTAGCACAGTTAGCGAGGGTGAAGAATGGGTAAGATGAAGGACCTGGCAATTGACCAGGCAAATGCTGAGAAGTCCTCACGTGGCAAGCGTGCCCGCCAGAGGGGCAACAGCTTTGAACGTGAGGTCGCCTCACGTCTGAATGGAAAGCGTACTGGCCAGTATGGCGGGAAGACTGACGTGGAGACTGAGATGTTTGTCATCCAGTGCAAGGTCGGACTCAGCTACCCCACCAGGCTGGACAAGTGGTTGAGGGAGTTGACCCCGAAGGCTGACCAGCTGGCCGTCCTCGTGGTCGGTGACTCCCCTGGGGCTGGCGTTAGAAGGTCCGCGCTGGCCGTCATAGACTTTGAGGACTTTGTGCAGTGGTTTGGTAAAGGAGAAAAAGATGAGCTTTGAGCCGAAGATTATTAAGGCAAACGTATTCAAGGACAATCGCGGATACTTCAGCGAGGTCCTCAAGGACTACGGCTTTGCCCAGATCAATATGTCGTGGTCCCTGGGCGGCACCTTCCGTGGCATCCACGCCCAGCGCCTTATGAGCAAGGCGATGTGGGTTGCCAGCGGGAAGGCCATCATCTACGCCGTCAACCTTGACCCAGCGTCAATCCTCTACGGCAAGGTCATCTCCGAGACGATGGAGGCTGGGGACGGTAAGGTCTTCTTTGCCCCCTGGTGGTGGGGCCGTGGCTTCCTCGCACTTGAGGACACCACCGTCACCTACGCCACGACAGACATCTACCGAGCAGAGCACGAGATCGGGATCTCCTACCTTGGCCTACCAGACATTGAGGCCGACCTTGAGAAGATCCGAGCCCAGCTCATCATCAGCGAGAAGGACAAGGCTGCGCCATCCGTGAAGACGGACGGCACGAGCGAGACCCTCGCAAACTGGAAGCGTGCTGGCGACGACCTCCTCCGAACGGTTGGCGAAGAGTAATGGCGGTCCCATCCCATCGGCGGAAGCCAGACGCGGTCCTCATCTCACAGATCTGGCTCCACATCTTTAAGCTCCTACTGGATGGCCTTGAGGGCCAGCCCAACAAAGAACAGTTGGCAGCCTACGCCGCCAACGCCATCATCAAGGAGGTAGACCTTGGCTACGCAGCCTAACGAAGAGAGCGAGCAGATCGTCCCACAGACGATCCGCCAAATCATCACGGCACCAGTGGCGACACAGAACTCTCGGATCGTCTTGCTCTACGCCGCAGCAGCTGCCCTTGGGGCATTCGCCCCAGCACCGTTCGGTCCGCTCGCTGCTGGACTCATTGCAGCACTCGCAGCTGAACGGAAGAAGTGAACATCGGCTTTGACTGCCCCCGCTGCGGTGGGGCAATCAAGCCAGACCGACGCCCGCCCTATATGCTGCGGGAGTATCGTCTGAGGGGCTTCATCTGCCAGAACTGCAGGAAGCTCCTCATCGTGGCCTCAACGATTGTGACGGCAGGGAAAGCAAGATGGCTGGAGAAGATCTATGAAGAACACAACGAAGAAAGACTTTGAGGGATACTTCCAAGGCCTCTACAACGAGGCCCGCGACATCCTTGTCCAGCGTCAGGCCCAGTACGGTCCAGCCAACATTGAGTCCCTCGCCATCCCTGGGGTCTTCTCCCGACTCTCCGACGACAAGATGAGCCGCATCAAGAAGGCCCTCAACGGTGAGGTCATCAAGGGGCGGGTCGTCCTCTCGCAGGAGTCCCTCAAGGAGCTCCAGCACCCATCGGTCCGAGACGCCCTCATTGACTCAGCCAACTATGCGCTCATCCTGATCTCCCTCATTGAGCACGAGTGGTCCAACCTTGAGTTGGCCAATGACGAAGGGTGACTGGCAGGCCCTAGAGAGCTCCCTAGAATCGCTGGAGGAGTATCTAGGAGCCTCCCAGAGGCCCGACCCCAGCGTCCTGCCACTACTGACACCCAGCGAGCTTCGGCTGGTCTCCTATGGCGTCTATTTGGCATTGAAGAAGGTAAGGGATGAGCGAGCTAGACAAGGCAACAAGGGACCTCTTCATGGAGGCAGCAGCCAAGGAGGGTAAGGGCCTCCGCCAGTGGTGTCGGGACAACGGCATCATCTATGAGACGCTGGTCAATAAGCCGATCCCCAGCCCGATCCCGCTCTCGGCGGTCCACGACCACGATGGGAAGCTCTTTGGGTCCTGCCCAGTCTGCGACGTCCGATGATAGTAAGAGGCCCCACCAGCTCCCAGCTGGCAGGGCCCCTACGCTATGTCGGAGAGAGTGACTAGATCCCGATGACCACCGTCTTGACCCGAAGGCCAAGGAGTCTGATGTGCTGGTCAAAGTGCTCCTTGCACATCCAGCTCCTTGGGTTGGCCTTGGTGGCAAAGGCCCCAGCCTTGCCGCAGGCGACGTTTCCACCCATCTGGTAGACCCTTGACTTGCACTTCTTGTCCATTTGTTACCTCCTGACCAGAAGGCCTCTAGCTGCATCTGGCTACACCATTATAACATTGTTACATTTGGGCTGTCAATACCCCAAGTTGACCGTGGTAAGGTTAAGATTCCTTAACCATTGGGAAAAAGAAAGGCCTGCCAGCTGGGAGACTGGCAGGCCTTAGTGTGGGGGTGAGGCGACCCCCGTATCTAGTGTGGGTCCCCGAACGTCGTAGTCGCCTTGCGGAAGACGAGGTCCAGCTCCCCTGTGGGACCGTTGCGGTGCTTCGCTAAGGCCAGCTTCACGTTCTCCTCTGGAGCACCGTGCTCTTGGCCGTTCGGTCGCCACAACAATAGCACAAGGTCAGCGTCCTGCTCAATTGCGCCAGAGTCCCTGAGGTCGGCCAGCCGTGGCTGGCCACCCTCACGGTGCTCGGATGCACGACTGAGCTGGGAGAGGGCGATCACTGGGACCTCTAGCTCCCTTGCCATTGCCTTCAGCCCTCGGCTGATGTCGCTGGTCTCTGTGACTCGGTTGCCGTCCTTGGTGGCCTTGGCAGGCATCATCAGCTGGAGGTAGTCCACGATGATGAGGTCAAGTCCACCCTCGTTTGCTAGTCGGCGGGCCTTTGACCTGAGGTCAATGGGGCTCGCCACTGGGCTGTCGTCAATGAAGATCTTGGAGCCCTCAAGGTGGTGGACGGCACCCGCAATGCGGGCTAGGTCCACCCCCTCAACCTCACCCCTACGGATGCGGAAGATGTCAACCCCAGAGACCCCTGACATCAGGCGTGTGGCCAGCTGGTCGCGGCTCATCTCCAGCGAGAAGATGGCGACCCTCTTCCCCTCCCTGATGGCGGCGTGCTGTGCAATGTTGAGTGCCAGTGCCGTCTTACCGACACTGGGGCGTGCAGCTAGGATGGTGAGGTCGGATGGCTGCCACCCACCAGTCATCGCGTCAAGTGCTGGGAGCCCAGAGCCGACGCCGATGGCGTTGCCCCTGTTGTGGCGTGTCCAGTCCAAACGTGAGACTGCCTCAGATACCAGTGCCTCCATCCCGACGAAGGCTGTCCTCCGACTGGCCCTCGCCACGCTGTAGATCTCCGCCTCAGCCCGATCCAGTGCCTCCTCGGCATTGGCTGGATTCTCGTACGCAATCTCGGCCACCTTGCCAGCTGCCTCAATGAGGCGCCTGAGGGTGGCCGTACGTCGTACTGCCTCGGCGTATGACTCCACGTTGGCCGACGTCGGTGTCGTGTGAAGTAGGTCAACTACCCCAGTACGCCCACCAGCGTCGTCTAAGTGGCCAGTCCGCTCCAGCTCATCAGAGATGGTGACCACGTCCAAGGCCTCGCGCCGTGATGCCACCCCAAGGACGGCCCGCCATACCGCCCTGTGGGACGGTGTGGCAAAGTCCTCTGGGGTGATGTCCGACGCGTAGGTGATGGCGTTCTCGTCAATGAGGACTGACCCGATTAGGCCAGACTCAGCTTCCCTGCTCCTCGGCGGCTGCCGCATCTCGTGCCTCCCTTTCTTTCTTGTACTCGTGTCCGTGCTTGCGGCCCTTCTTCTGTGGGTATAGGTACTCACCGACCCTTGAGGTGATTGGGGCAGCATCAAACTGCCAACCACTGTAGCCATCCCACGCGGTCCGCTCGCTGACCTTGCCCCTGAAGTTGTCCGCCACTGCTGTGGGCGAACAGTTTACCACCTTCAGGAGTGTCCCGCCGACTGACTCGTAGGACATCTTCATCATCGGGAGCTCCCTCGTCATTGAGGCCCAGAGGTTGCAGTCGTCACAGGCGATGGCTAGCTCCCACTCGCTGTCAACGACGACCCTGAGGGCCTTGTGGCCGTACTGGAGGAGGGCCTCCGCTGATCGGCGGCCCTCCTCTCCCCACTCATTGGTCCTGATGCCGTACTTGATACGCCTAGCTACTGAGAACTCATCAATCTCATCGTCCATTTCCGTGAACTCAACCTCAATCACTTCCCACCCCCCGCTGCGATCCCGATGATGCACATCAGGAGGATGAACTTGATCTGTGGCCAGAGGTTGGCCGTGAACCACCTCATCGGACCACCAGCCGCTTCCCGCCGAAGCGGATGGCCGTGATGGCATCCGTTGGGATGCTGCGGTACTCGGCCGACTTGGCCTCCCACACGATGGCCAGACCAAGCTTCGCTGGGTCATAGGCCTTCTTGCCGCCCTTGAGGTGCTTCGTGACTCCAGTGCGGCAGGTCATCACGCGTGTCTCACCTGTCGTACGCTTCGTGAACTCAATGGTCAGGAAGCGGCCCTTGGACCCATTGAGGATCTCAACGGCCTTCTCCTGACTGATCTTGTTGGCGTGGTCGTCACGCTTCGGGCACGGGAGCGGGGCGTCGCCTACCTCGTAAGCTGGGCCCTCCCACTCGTTGTTGCAGTCGTAGCACTTGTAGTTGCTCATAGGTCTCCGTCCTCTCTGGCCTCTTCAATGGCCAACTCTTCGGCGAGGTCATTTGCCTCGCTCTTTGATACTTCCTCTACGCACCAGTGGTGCCATACGTCACCAAAGTCGTCCGTGTAGTGCTCCTCATAGTCCGTAAGGATGGTCTCCTCACAGGCCTGACACCTGTTTCCTCCTAGTGTGTTCGTCATCATCGTCCTCCTAAAATTTTCACTGTGACCAAAATTACGCCTCGCCCTAGGGTGTGCCCCAAGGCCTTGAAACTGGTTGGAGACAGGTCAATTATTCTCCCTCCAGTACGCTTGGCACAGGCCTCGCAATAGTCCCGCACCGTGCAGATCGTTGACTTTCCAGTCACGAGACTGGTGACGAGCACCTTGTACGGGGTGTCTCCCCACCTCCAGCTACCGACGGCGCAGTATCTCACACGCTCACCCTTGCTGTATGGGGTGCAGGTGCGAGGCCTGCCGTCGTGGCAGGCCCCCCCTGCTCCGTACCACGTGGCCTTACCCTGCGACGGTACGCCCCCCAAGAGGAGTACCACCGCAAGGATGAGGCCGCTCACTTCTTACCGCCGAAGTAGTAGTCCCACCTCGCGTCGCCATCCTCAGCGAGGACGTCAACGGAGCCAGAACCGTGGCCAGCGGGCTCGTCACCCAGCACCACCGCATTGTCGGCCTCACCTAGGGCGAGTGACTCAACGCTGATGGTGGACGCGATGTCCACGGCCTCGTCGCGGCTGGAGGCCTCAACGATGACGCGCTTCACGATCCGCACGTCAACCTCAAGAAGAAACTCCCTGAACTGAGGCTCATCCTCCGTGGCGATCTTCTTCTCCAGCATATCGGCGATCACCTTGTTGGTCTTCGCGGAAGCTCCGACGACGACCACCTCAAACCCCAGCGCGGGGATATTCAACTTCCGTGTGCTCATCTTTCTCCTCCTTCTGCTATTGATGCCTTGATCATAATCCACGACCCTGAGACGGTCAGCAAAATGGTTGCAGCCACCAGATCGCTGGGCGGCTGGTCGCCACCCACGATGTAGTAGAAGCCCAACCCGATGGTGAGCAGCAGCGTGGCAAACCACGCCACCGCCACCCACTGCCACCTACCCACGGCGCACCGCCCCGATGTGTGCCACCGCAATGATGGCTGCACGGCGTACGGCCTCAGCGAGGACGTCAGCGCCAGCGCGGTCAGCCGCCTGAGCCAGCCGCATCAGTGATTGCTGTGAACGTGCAACCTCCTGCGTTAGGTGAACCTGTGCTGTCTTCTGATCCCGATTCATAACAACCTCCTTGATGATAGGGGTGGGGTGGGCGAGATGCCCACCCCTGATCCCTAGAAGTCCTGCCCTGTGTAGTGGCGGCGGAGGCGACGACTCACCTCGTCCGCAATCACTACGAAGAAGACCACGAACCCCGCCGTTGCGAAGAACGTGAGCACCCCTGCGAAGACGCTCTCCGTCAGCAAGAATGCCGCGATTGATCCTGCCAGCCCAGCCAGCACTGTTGCGAGAAGCTCCTTGTTCATTTCCCAACCTCCTATTGCGCGAGGTGTCTGCCTCATCAGAGCTGGGGATACAACCCCCAGCTGACTAGGTGTCGCACTCACCTAGTTTCGGCTACTCCTCCTCAGGATTCACGTCGTCCTCATACTTGACCCAGTACCAGCAATCTTGGCATAGGATCATACCCTTGTAAACCGCGTACGTAATCGTTGCCAGCTTGCATACTTCGCACTTCACGTCAGTCCTCCTTCACTGTGAGCAGGGCATCAGCGTATGCGATGTACCCAGCTTTAAGCTCGTTCAACTTCTTGATCAGTGAGTCCTTGTCGTAGTACTCATACTCCTCGCAGACCACTATGTCGTCAGACCATCTGCCACTAGCAAATGCGACGACCAGCTGGTCAAACGTGACCTTCTCGCTACCGAACGCGAGCACGTCTGCCACAGCAAACCGACCAGCCAGCGAAGCTGACCTGTGCTTTATCGTATGCTTCCCAAACTTGAGCACCTTCGTTGCCATCTGAACCTCCTATGTGCCCTGCCTCATCAGTCGCAGTCGGGCTCCTCTGCGAGACGCCTCACGGCGTTTCGGCTATGCCTCCTCTGAATCGTATCCGCAAGCCTCGCACCACTGACTGGTGTCGCCAGAGCTGAACGATCCCATCAGGTCGCACTCTGGGCACCTTGGGTAGTCCGCTGCCACCACTGGGAGCGCAACGTCAACCCAAGACACATCGTCGCTGTCCATCAGTGCCTCCGTGATGTCATCCTCAGCACCTGCTTCGGTAACCTCATAGGTTCCAAGGTGGTCAATTGCCACCTCGTGAGCAAACTGGAGCGCCTTGTCGCGATTGCCGCACACGATGCGGAAGCACTCGCCGTCAATGCGAATCTCTGTCCTAAACATTTCCAACCTCCTTGTTTTGACCTGCCTCATCAGCTGCGGACGGTCAGTCCCGCAGGACGGATGCTGAAGGGGATCCTATGCATCCGTTTCGGCTAGAGCTTTTCCACCGTCATCCCGAAGCGGACGACGTCTGCGTCACTGCTCTTGTGCCTGTCGCAGTAGGCATTGACGTAGGTACCACCAGCACGGTTGAAGTCCTTGCCAGCTGGGCTGACAAAGGGTGCAACCGTGTGTGTCTGGATGACCGTTGCCACCTTGGTGCAGGGCTTCGGCGGGGTGAACCCACCGCTGCTAAGCCAGCCGACCTTGGTTGAGCACTTGGTCTTCGCCATATGACCTCCTGAGCCCATTGCCTCATCAGCACGGAGCGAGCTCCTACTCCGTGGACGGCGACGCCTTGCGGCGCCACCGTTTCGGTTGGAGGTCTTGTTCATATATTCACCTGTCAAGGAGACCGACCTTGCGGCTGGCTTGTGGTCTTCTGCCTCAGCTCACCGCTGGTCAGTTGACCTTCTGCCACTCAGGTCTCCCGCTCTTCTTCGTTCGGCGGTTCGTCCTGAGCTGTCTGACCCAAGCTTAGTGTGGTCAGTCTCCCCCTGTCAATACACTATTTCTGTAACACTACCTCGTGGTCAGGTTAAGATTAGTTAACAATTCAGCCCCCACCTCAGGGGTGGTCTGGAGCTTGGGCTGGTGGTCTGGGAGGTCGTGCTCACTTCGTCGTGGCGTATCTCAGGAGCGTCGGAGAGCCACGTTCGGCGGTCAGGTGGCACTTAGTACGGTCTGAGGGTCAGCGGGGCTTAGAAGGGCGAAAGTCAGACCTTGTTGCAGGTGCAACCATCTGCTGGTCAGGGCTCCATCTGGGGAGGGGTGACGCCCCCTCTCCCCACCCCCCAAGCCCACCCCATCAGACCTGAGAACCCCTCAGGTATCGGGTCTGGTCAGCCCCACCCCGCATATACTGGGGGGGAGTATCGGTAGACCTGAGGATCCCTCACATTTTTTGCCCCCCTCCCCCCCCAGCGTTTGTTACAGTCAGCGCGGCGGGGGGAGGAATACCCCCCCGCGATGAACGACCCCTCTGATAAGGCGCGGGGAAACCCCCGACAAGAAGGCCTTTTCAGCTGGGGGCACCTAAAAGAAAAATTAAGGAACCTTAACCTTGTTATTTTCTACATCAGACCCCCATTTTCCTGGTTATATGGGGGAGAATAAAAGAGGGGGCGATCCAGTGACCCCCACTCCAAGGGATTAACCTTAAGGACACTGGATCTACTGGCCGCTAGGCCAGGTTAAGTGGGGGAGACCCTAAGGGAGAAAAGAAAAAAATGGCACGAGTTAAGGTACACCAGGGCGACAAGACCAAGGTAAATGCCAAGGGCGTCCTTGTAATCAAGCGCTCCAACGGGAACGTCGTTAAGCTCAATGGCCCAAAGGGTACGATTGTCCGTAAGAAGGCCGATGGTACCGTTGTGAAGCAGAAGCTGACTAAGTCAGCAAAGGTTGGGTCAATTGGCAAGACGCTCAAGAGCCTCTTCCCAGTAAAGCCAAGTAAGGCAAAGTTTGCCCTCCCTTCTATGATCCGAGCATCCTCAAAGAAGGCCCCATCAAGCACGATGCGAGCCCAATAATGCCTAAATTTAAGATGGACAAAGAGAAGGACCTCACTGACCCAGGGAGCATTGGGAGGGGTGACGGCCGAATGTACACTGGTGGGACACCAAACTTTAATGAGCGCACTGGAAAGTATAGGAAGCCACCAAAGTCAAAGCTTGGTGGCCAGGAGAATTCAATCCCAGTACGACAGGGAGAGACTCCTGTTGGCCCAGGTGACCTACTGAAGCCTTCACCACGAAGGACCATTCAGCCGTTCCCAGGACCAGGTATGGGGATCGGGCAGCCGACCCCAATTGATATGGTTGGCCGACGGAAGCGACCAGTTTCACGTGGCCAGAAGCCAGGCCTACGCACCATTCAGCCAGTGAATCCCCGAAAGGGAATGGGCTACTAAAAGTTACAAAATGACCGTTTAAGAGGGGGTTCTATGCCGACAGCGGTAAGTGAATACGTCAACCGCTGTGCTAAGGCATTAGGACTTGGCCACTGGGAGATCAAGGTCTCCAAGGAAGCTGCATCGGAGGACGCTTGGGCCGACGTAGAAGTAAGCCAGAACCTATATCAGGCAACCATTCGCTTCTCGCCCGACCTCTGGAAGGAGAAGGCGACAGAGATCCGAAGGGTCGTCGCACACGAGTTAATCCACTGCCACTACGCAGGGGTAGAGCGCCTGGTGGAGACACTGGAGAAGCCGTTAGGGAGTGCGGCGTTTGAGATTCTGTCCCACGTGTGGGACGTAGAGTCGGAACGGGGAGCGGATTCGCTCTCAACTGTTGTGGCACAGATATTGCCACTCCCAACATTTGGAGATAAATAATGCCGAAGATGCTCAATCCAGACAGCGCCGCTGGAAATAAACGACTAAAGATTGCTGCAAAGAAGAAGACAGCAAAGCCTAAAGCTAAGGGGATGCCTGGAGACCAGTTTACTGGTAGCTTTGAGAAGCCAAGTAAGAGCCGACGCAAGTTCCTTAATCAGATCAACAAGATGAATAAGGAAGCAGGCTACTAATGCCACTCAAGAAGGGTTCATCACAGAAGACTATCTCTGAAAACATTCGTATGGAGATTCATAAGGGTCATCCTCAGAAGCAGGCCATTGCGATGGCACTTGCCTCTGCTGGAAAGACAAAAGGAAAGGGTACTAAGGGTAAGGTCGTCGTCAAGCACGGCGTCGCCAAGGATCAGCGCGGAATGAGCAAGGCTGCTCAGAAGAAGCACGAGAAGGATGAGCCGCGCAAGAAGAAGATCGCTGAGACCAAGAAGTACGGCGCTTCCTAATACTAATAAACATAAGGGGTAGTAATGGCAACATTTAAGTTTGGGCGAGCAATTGATCTCCACTGGAATGGATATGACATCCAGGGTCCAGCAGAGACTGTCTTCTCCATCCCCGACCAGCTCTATGAGGAGTTTGATGCAGACATTGCTCCAGTAGAGCCTACCCTTGTCTGGATTGACACCAATGAGTTCAGTACACTTCAGAACTCGGTTGTCACATCAACCATCATTGGGTCATCATATATTTCTGTTGCCTCCACAACTGCTGGTACGCAGCTCTCCCTTAAGTCTGGGGCAGCAACAAATGGCTATGTACTCACCGCAGACGGTGCTGGCGGGCAGGCATACCAGGCAGCACCAGGAGGATCTGGCGCACTATCTGCAGTCATTGGGACCTCTCCGCTCTCTGTAATTACATCTGCTGGAACTGCGACGGTTAGTATTGACTCATCCATCATTACAGCAGAAAATGCTACAAGAATCCGAACATATGTGCGGAATACTACCGCATCAACCATTACTAAGGGTTCAGTAGTATACCTAACTGGATCAAATGGGACTGTACCATCAGTTGAAAATGCCCTCGCTAATTCGGATGCCACATCATCTCGCACATTTGGCATTGTTGAAGCAGACATCCCAACAAACTCAAATGGATATGTCACTAACCAGGGACTCCTGTCGCCACTAAGCACAACTGGCGTTGCTGACGGTGCAGTTCTCTGGCTTTCACATACCATTGCTGGAGCATTTACCACTACAAAGCCTACTGGACCAAGCCACGGTGTCCTTGTCGGCATTGTTGTCAAGGGAACCAGTGCTGGGGCTGGCTCCATCTACGTCCTCATCAAGAATGGTTCGGAACTAGACGAGATTCACGACGTTAACATTACCTCGCCAGTCACTGGACAGTCAATTATCTGGTCATCCACAGCATCCGTATGGCAGAATGCCCTCATTGGTAGCGCATCAATCAGTGCATCCGCCGTCACAAGCGGCCATATCTCTACTGGTGCCGTTGGGTCTGCTGCACTTGCCGCCAATGCTGTTGTTGCTGCGGCAATCTCTGCTGGTGCTGTAGGGACTGCCGCACTAGCCACGGGCGCAGTTACAGATATTAAGATTGCCGCAAATGCGGTTACTAGCGGACACATTCTGGCAGGTGCTGTCGGAACAGCAGCCCTGGCTACTGGTGCTGTCACCTCAATTAAGATTGCTGCAGGCGCAGTTGACACGGCAGCACTTGGAACTGGTGCAGTCATTTCAGCTAAGATTGCTGCTGGAGCAGTAGACACGGCTGCACTAGGTACAGCATCCGTTATTTCAGCTAAGATTGCAGCATCTGCCGTCACAAGCGGACACATTGCCGCAGGTGCCATCGGAACATCCGCCCTTGCAACTGGTGCCGTTACGAGTGCAGCCATTGCCGCATCTGCCGTTACAAGTGGACATATTGCTGCAGGTGCTATTGGAACAGCCGCTCTTGCCACAGGAGCAGTCACATCGATTAAGATTGCCGCTGGAGCCGTAGATACCGCAGCACTTGGTACCGATGCTGTAATCTCATCCAAGATTGCCGCATCTGCAATTACAAGCGGACATATTTCTGCCGCTTCAGTTGGCACTGCAGCAATTAGTTCTGGAGCTGCAACCTCTGGTCAACTTCTTCAAGCCAATGGGTCTGGTGCAGCAATCTTTGCCACCGTCCCAACTGGGGCAACGGTCAGTATCTCTGAGTTTACCGCAACTGGAACCTGGACAAAGCCTGCTGGGGCAAGTGCGGTCTACGTCTGGCTCCTTGGCGCTGGTGGAGGTGGACAAGGTGGAAACCGAGAAATTGCTGCTAACACTGCCGCATCGGGTGCAGCGGGAGCTGGCGGTGGTCAGAACTCTAGAATCTTTAATGCCTCAATCCTTCCCTCTACCGTCACTGTAACCATTGGTGCTGGAGGCGCTGGCGGAATAGGTCTATCGGCAACAACCACCACTGGAACTGGCACTCAAGCAAGTGCTGGTGGATTTACATACTTTGGTGTTGCTGGAAGTGAGTTCCTTGCAACTGGTGGCGGAGCAGGGGGGAAGACTGGACTAGTTTCATACGGCGTACCTCCAATTAGTCCTGCATATTGGCTATCAAATCCATCTGGAACATTTGACGCTGCTCAAGACTTTGAGACCTACAAAGATAATGATCTCTACAGTATGGGGGCATTAGGTGGTGTATCAGGAAGCGTAAGCAGCACCACCATTGCAGCAGCCCTTGCAACATCATCAAGTCCTGGATTTAAGGGTTATGGTCTCTTTAACGGTGCAATCGTAGGATCTGCGGCAACCGTTGCTGGTGGTGCTGGAGGAAGTGCAACCGCTGGATTTGGAACTGGTGGTGGTGGCGGTGGGTCAAACAACACCCTATCTGGCCTTAATTCTGGGAATGGTGGAGCTGGTGGAAATGGTCGCCTCGGCGGCGGCGGTGGTGGCGGCGGCTCAGTCTGGGCCGCATCTGGTACCGCAAGAAATACTGGAACTGGCGGAACTGGCGGTAATGGATATGCGCTGGTGATCTCGTGGTAAGACGATACGCCATTGTACGAAATAATATTGTTGAGAACGTCATCGCCATTGAGGGCGATGGGTCCTGGTACACCGTTGAGGGTGCAGAAGTCATTGATGTCACGGACATTTTCGTTGGACCTAAGTTCATTCGTAATGAAGACGGGACATTCTCACAGCCACCAGAGGTCATTGAGTGACCGAACTAGCCCCCGTCCTGACGGGGTGCCACGTCTGTAGGTCACCCCTGGTCGAGACAATTAATAAGAAGATGAGGGACCAAGTCCCCGATCAGAGAATCTCCGAATGGCTTGAAGAGAACGCCCAGTACATTAGCCGAATAACTCTCGGTAAGCATAAGCGTGAACATCTAACCGAGCCACACGAGAGACTTCGCCAGCAGGCCGTCAAGGTAATGCAGAGGCAGCAGAAGACGATCAAGGGCAGCGGTGATCTGGCAGGACTTGTCCGTGACTACGTACACTCCGCAGTTGAAGAGGGTCTAATGACTCCGACCCTTGCTGAAGGACTCCGCGCACAGGAGATGATTGACCGACGACAGGAGAAGGGCGCAGATCGAGAGATTGCACTCACTCTTGCAGGCATCCTTGGGGGTGGGGCAACCTACCAGATCCTAGAGGCAACAGAGATTAAGGAGCCGCTTGATGCAATTGAAGGTTAGGTCACAGCTTGACCACGTAGAGGCTGGCGGCGTACTTGACGACTGCGGTCCATCAAGCGCCGCCTGCGCATCCTCCTGGGTCCTTGGCAAGGAGATCACCGCTGGTGACGGTATTAAGGCAAAAGAGAAGGCTACTGGATTCAAGGAGAAGCAGGGTGTCAGCGACAATGGTTCAAGTCTATGGGATCTAATCAAGACCTGCAAGGTACTTGGCGCCAACGCCAGATATCCGAGGGACTGGGACGATTGCGTGGCAAGCCTCAAGAATGGCGCCGCACTCATCATCAACGTAGAGGCAGCAAAGAACTACCCACCACAGGCCATCAGCGCGTGGCACAAACGATACATCGGTAGGCACGCTGGCGCGACGTACGGTCATATGACCGCAGCAGCCTGGTGCGAGGACCACGGGTTTCAGTTTGCGGACCCAACATTCAGCGGTAAGGGTAAGGAAAAGTTTGCCGTCACGGTGACGGAGAAGGAACTGAAGGCAATCGCCTCAAGCAAGGGTGACGCACCGTTTAAGCGTTGCATCATTGTAAAGAAGTAGGAGACACTATGAATAAGGAACAGAAGGCACTTCTCGCATCTTGGGGTCGATCATTTGCTGCTGCCTGCGTGGCACAGTTCATCGCCTTCGGCGGGTCGGCATTTGACCTTAACGGAGACGCTGTAAAAAGCATCCTATCTGCTGGAATTGCAGCAGTATTCCCAGTTATCCTCCGATGGCTGAACCCTAACGACGTAGCATTCGGCTACAAGGGAGAATAGGATGGCACGGGAGAAGGGGAAGTACGGTCGGTCCGCAGACACTGCAAGCTACGGAGCAAATATCCTCAAGGATATTAACCGTATGTCCTCAACTGGGGACACTACTGCTGCTCCTGGCACTACCGATGGTACTGCTGTTAGGAAGAATAAGCTTGCAGATACCAGCACCCCATATACATCTACCGAAATCTCATCAAACCCAGTCTTCTCTGCTCTCAAGAGGGGGATCACCCCAGAAGAGGCAATCAAGAACTACAGGGCGTTTGTAAAGGTAAACAATATGGCCCCTGTTGCTGGTGCTGGAAAGATTACCAATAAGCAGAATCGTCAGTACCAGCGTGCATATGGTGCGCTAACTCCAGAGCAGAGGCCTGCTGAGAGAATCCTGACCACATTGGGCATTAAGATTGAGGACGCCCAGGGAAATCTTGTTGGCGGATATAGCGACAGTGATCGACAGACAATCCTTAATAAACTTGGCATTGACTCATCGTCTACACCAGCCTATGGTAATCTTAGGGTTGATACTGGAAAGGGTCTTAAGCAGACAGTGGCAAATCCACTAAAGACTGCACAGAAGGCAAGACTGCAGAAACTTAATCTCCTAGCCAAGTCTGGATCAACATTGACCGCAACTCAAGTCGCTGCACGGGCAAGACTGAAGGCCAAGAAGAACGCCCCAACAATCCTTCCGTGAGCTGGGTCTACGTCGGCGGGACGTTTGACTTATTCCATTACGGACACGCTCGGTTCCTTGAGCAATGCGCTCAACACGGCAAGGTCATTGTAGCAATCAACACCGATGACTTCTGTGATCGATACAAGCGTAAGCCAGTCCTTACCCTCGGTGAGAGGATTGAGTCGGTTCGTTCCTGCCGCTGGGTTGATGATGTCATCACAAACATTGGAGACGAAGACAGCGGTCTGACAATTGACACAATCCGTGACAAAGAAGTCAGGTACATTGCCCACGGTGATGACTGGACTGGAGATGCACTCATTGACCAACTTGGGATCAGCCACGAATGGTTGCATATGAGGGGCATCTCAATGCTCTACATTCCATACACTAAGGGCATCTCAACAAGCGACATCATCGGGAGGATCCGTGGCGACGTTCACAGCAGTTGTGACTGTTCACGAGAACGAAGCGGCAATGATTCGGACGGTTGCTGCGCTTCTCGCTCAGAGTAGACCGCCAGATGAAATCATTGTTCTTGCTTCTGACACTCCTTGCGAAATTGCGAGAAAACTCTACACTGGCGCTACATTCTATGCGGAACCGAACCGCAACGACTGGGGACACGAGAAGCGAGCCAAGGGGCTTGACCTGGCGACATCTGACTACACGGGCTGGTTCAACCACGACGACTCGTACGACAAGACCTACATCGAAAAGATGATGGCGCAGGAAGGCAGCGATGTTGTCTTCTGCGGATGGAGCAAGTCCTCCACTCCAAACTTTAGTTCTGGAAGTTCAACCTCTGGCAATTACATTGTTAAGACATCTTATGCTCGTAGCGTTGGATACAAGGATCGCCACTACGAGGCAGACGGAACATTCATCAACGGTCTTGCGGGTCACGGTGGAAAGATCACAAGGGTCGCAGAAGTATTATATTTCCACAATGAGGTAAGAGATTGAAGACATCAGCGTGGCAGCGTAAAGAGGGACAGAACCCAAATGGTGGTCTCAACGCTAAGGGTCGGGCTTCATACAAGGCGCAGACTGGCGGCACACTGAAGGCTCCAGTCAAGAGCGGCGACAATCCGCGACGCGCATCATTCCTCGCACGAATGGGAAATTCTCCAGGTCCTGAACGCGATGCGAAGGGGAAGCCGACCCGACTCCTTCTGTCGCTTCAGGCCTGGGGTTCTAGCAGCAAAGCGGATGCTCGCTCCAGGGCAAAGAGCATTTCATCTCGCCTACAGGCGAAGAAGTCTTGAGACAGTTAACCAATGACATCGCTACTGATCTGGCTCGCGGACGTGAGGACATTGAATTCTTTGCTTTTCGCTGGCTGGGTATTCAAGGCAATCCTGGACAAGTAGCCTGGTGGAAGGCCTGTTCCGAACGGAGCTCAGATGGATACCGTCCACGGTATATTACAACGGTTGTATCCGCAGGTAACCGCGCAGGAAAGACTCTTGCTATGGCTGTGGTCTGCCTTCACCACGCGCTATATAAACTAGGGATCAAAAACCCAATCGCTGGGGACCAGTCCTCATATCAACAGTGGCTGGATGCACCATACGAGTGGTACCACGTAGGTATCCAGCAGGAGACCGCAGAGCTAGTCTTCCGCGAGATTGAGACCATCCTTGGTAGTGCACACCCAGCCCAGAGGGGTCGCGGATGTGCGATCAGCAAGGAACTTGGTAAAGTCATTGAGACCAGCAAGAAGTACCGAGGTGAGTACCCCTGGATCAAGTTCCACCCAATCATCGGTGGGGCCAGCATCCACTTCCGAACCACGCAGGACCGAGCCAAAGCACTCCTTGGTAAGGATATGAACGGGATCTCATTTGACGAAGCGGCCTTTGAGCCGCACCTTGTGATGATCTACCAAGAGGTACTCAACCTCCGCCGACTTTCTACTGGTGGTCCACTCCACTTCATTGGGACGCCGAGCGAAGGCATCAACGACTACTCCGAACTCTGGGAGAAGGGTAACCCAGAGAACCCAGTAAGGGATGACAAGTTCATCTCCTTCCGACTCTCCACCCGCGACAACATCGGATACGGCCTGACCCAGGACAACTTTGATGACGTCATCCGCCAGCAGGCAGCCTACCTGATCCCGCAGAACATTGACGGCTACTTCATTGAGGCACGGGACGCTTTCTTCTGGAGCCAGTCAATCCTGGCGGCTTACAAGACGGCAGAGGATGAGTCCAGCCCCATTAGGGCCCACCGATATGTCCAGGGGGTAGACCCAGGAATCTCCCACGACGCGACCTGGGCCATCACCCTTGACACAACTCAGCGCGGAAAGCTGAAAGGTGTTAGGATTAGGAAGCGCGGTGGCAAGCAGAGCATCTCCTCTGTTGTCAATATGGTCCGAGAGGGGCACCTCCTCTACAGCCAGGACGGCGCATTCTGCACCACCATCGTGGATTCCACGGGCCTTGGTGGTCGCCTATTCCAGCAGGAGTTCTCCATCATCCGTCCACTCCGTGGATTTGATTTTGGTGGGACCAAGGCCAAGAAGGTTGAACTCCTTAATGACCTCAAGGCAGTCATTGACAAGGGGCAGATTGAATTTCCAATTGGCGGTGCCTGGGACGAACTTAAGAGACAATTATTGATCTATAGACTAGAGGACAAGAAACTAGAACAAGACGCAGTGATGGCACTAGCAATCGCAGTGCGACACGCATTGCGTAATCCTGAGAAGGGACTGGAGAATCCAGCCTTCACCTATTATGGAGCGAGTGATTGATGGCTAAGGTACGAAAGATTCCAGCAGCATTTCAGGGAACGCGTGGCATCCCTGGTCAGTATACAACTGACCCAGATGTAGCAACACCTGAACAGATTGCATCCATTGGCTCCGCAATTGACAAGGCCATTAAGCTTGCTCGTGGTCAGCGTATTAGTGAGCAGCTAAATAATAGCAAGCCGATTGCAACCTCCCCAAGTAAGGTTAATGCTACTCGTGGCGCTGGTCCAGCATCTCGCCAGACTCCAAATGATGGCCAGGTTGGCGGATCCATTGTAACCAGCCCAAGCAAGGTAAACCGAAGCGGTGGAAACCAGTCCCTCTACCCGTCTGCATCTAATGATAGTATAACTAATGGAAATGCACCAGTTGTAGGAAACACACGCACTGCTCCAAGTGCTGGTGGATCTATTGCTAATTCCCCATCAAGATTTAATGCTACATCAAAGTTACCAAAGAGTGCTGGAAATCCGTTCTCTGCTGGCCTTCGCGGCGGACGTGGGACACTCCGCATTCAGCCAAACGTTGAGAAACTTCTTCCATCTGAGGCTGCCTCACTTAAGATGCTTGAGTCATCTTTGGTTGCTCAAGAGCTTGACCCAAAGAACAGCGATGACTTTACACTGCTTCAAGAGATCCTTGGGCGTAAGCAGCTAGTTGACCCAGAGCAGAACCGCCTCAAGGCCCTCTTCCGCCGAATGGATAACCTCTACCACCCAGAGACAATGACCCTTGGTGGTGCAGACCACTGGTCAGAGGATCCAAGCGCACGACTCGCTGGTCGCGCACACGTCTCCGTCAACATCCACCACGCCTATGTCCAGATCCCTGCCGCAATTCAGGCAGTCCGTCCAGTCATCAACTACGTCCCAACTGGCCAGAAGCCAGAGGACCGAGCGGCGGCGCAGCTCCGTGAGCAGCTCTACTTCCGTTGGTGGGACGCCAATGACATTGACCTACTCCACGAGCAGGCTGCACTCCTCAAGGAGCTCTACGGACACACGGCGGCCAAGGTCTATTGGGACCCGATTGAGCGTATCCCAAAGGTCACCGTCATTGAGCGACCAGAGAACCTTTACCTTGGATTTGGAAACAGCGACTATAACCGCCTAGACTGGGCACTCTACACCTACGGTATGAGCCCACAGGCAATCCAGGAGGACTGGGGCGTCAATGTGATCCCTGTTAAGCAGGGTGAGAAGTGGTACCCATACACAAGCCGTGGAGACCACGCCGACCCAATTGGCAATGTCTGGGCCAACGCCTTTGAGCGGAACCCACTTAAGCGTGAGACCGCCTACGAGCAGATGCAGATTGAAGTCTACGACTACTGGTACAAGGTTGCAACCAATCCAGGTGAGGCACCGCTTGTATATAACGCAATCTATGTGGGCAACACACTCGTAAAGAATGATGCACACCCAGAATACGCTGGAAAGATCCCGTACATCCATCTTCCAAATGGGAAGATCCCAGGTAGCCCATACGGAAAGCCTGCGCTCTATGATCCAGAGCAGCTCCTCCGAGAGAAGGATGAGCGGGTTACCGCTATGGCACAGATGATTCAGTCCATCGTTGGGGGGCAGATGTGGCAGCTCGTTGGTGCCGAGGCACCTGATGAGGTACCACCAAATGCTCTGCCAAAGCCTGGCCGTGTTGCGACACCTGGACCTGGCAACGAGCTCCGTGCAATCCAGCCATTCATTCCACAGTTCCAGATTGAGGCCTACATTGCCCGCATTGACCGTGAGCTTACGGTAGCAACTGGACTTAATGACCTACTCCTGGGGCTTGCCCCAGCACAGGTCCTTGGCTCCTCACGGGCCATTGCGGCACTCATCGCTAACTACGAGTCACGCCTTGCCCCTAAGCGCAAGGTCTTCTACTCCTGGATGAAGCAGGTATGGGAGATGTGCGCACGGATCTGGGAGGCCAAGGAGCCAGGCGTCAAGTCCCTCATTGCTGGTGAGTACCGCATTGAGATCGTTGCCCCTGAGCTTACACCACGAGACACACTTGAGCTTGCAAGCACTGCAATCAATTTGGTACAGAACCGTATCTGGAGCGCAGAGCGGGCAATGGACCGTGTCGGTGTTGAGGACCCAATCGGCGAGAAGGACCTCATCCGAGACGAGCAGACCGATGCAACACTCAACCCAGCAGCCGTGGCCACAATGGCCAATGTGATGGGGACATTCAAGCAGATGCAGATGCAGGAGCAGCAGGCTGCACAGGCTACGCAGCAACAGCAGATCCAGCAGCAGATGCAGATGACCCAGGCACAGGCAGACAACGCACAGCGTACCCTACAGCAGGGAGCAGCTGGAAGCCAGTCACTCAATCAGCCTGAGAACCAAGCACAGCTTCCACCTGAGGCAAATGCTGGAAATGCTCCAGCTCCAGGTGCACAGAACCTAGTCCCAGCCCCAACGGGCACTAATGAGGTGATTGCATAATGGCACGACGTGGTCAGTTCGGAAGAATCGTAGCTGGGTCATCAAACCTCTCTGATTCCATCCGCTCGCTGGTTCAGCAGCAGAAGGCTCAAGAAGAGTCAGTCTTTATGAATGCTTTCTACAATGGGACAGAATTTAATGGAAGCATTCCAACAATGGCAGACGTCATCTCATTCTACGAAGAGATCGGTAACCTCTCTGGGATTGAGCAGGGTACAACTGAGTGGACAGCAATCTCACAGAAGATTGAAGCAGCAAACAACTTTGACATCAAGCGGACCTACAATGGGATGATTACGGACTTCAACAACACTGGTGGATCAAACTACGCTGACGTCATTAACTTCCTTAAGACACGTGCAATGGAGTCAACTGACGCACAGGACAAGGCCACATTCTCGTCCGCAGTTGAGTCAACAACTAGCTCCTACGTCTCACTCCTGGCTAACAAGCTCTCAGAGAACCGAATCTCCATTGGTGACTTCAGGGGAATCGTTGAGACTGCACTCTCACAACTTGACCCATCATCGGAGGCCTACAGCAGCGCACTAAACTCAGCAAAGATTGCGGAGTGGAATACCGAGAAGGCAAAGAAGGACAACCTCCTCACTGCTAATAAGATCAGCTACAGTGAGTACTCTAACTGGGCACGCAACTTCAGGCAGTCAATCCTCGCCTCTGGGGTGGAGCGCGGGAGCACCCTTGACACCGCGATCCAGGCAGCCATCTCAGTCAATGCAAGCCGTGCATCATCCGCTGCAGCTTCTGCTGCTGTTGCCAAAGCAAAGAAGGGATCTGGTGGAGACAAGGCCAGTATCCTCAACCTCTACGCAATTGCTGCAACACAGTCTGGTGTACCAGTTGACCCAGTCTCAATGGAGAAGCTCTCCAAGGGAGACCCATTCACCATTGAGGACGTCATCGCCAACCCAGAGGTCATTGCATCGTATATGCGGCTTGTTGACTCAGGTGTCATCAGCATTGACGAACGCCTCGTTGCAGCTGGACTTGACAGCGGCTTCGCTATGAGGAACTTCTACGACAAGGAGGTCACAAGCCTCGTCTACAACGCACGTAAGGTCTACGCCTCAAGTGGCAGTGAGGACGACCTTGCATTCTTCCAGAAGGCAAGTAAGGTCTACTACAGGACTGGCAGTGCTTCCAAGGTTGATGAGATTGCTGACGCTGCAACCCAGTTTTCCCGCGACGTCCAGGCCGCTGGACAGGATGACTTCCTCCTCAATAAGGCCTTCAATGAGTGGGCAGCCTACCTAAGCCCAATCCTCACTGGACAGGATGGGACAATGACAAAGTACGGCGCTCTTACAAAGGATGACCTCTCACGACTGGTTCCACCAGAGTTCTCACAGGACCAGACAATCCTGATGAGTTACCTCCTGAATTCAGCCTCCGTTGCACTTGGCCAGATGGTTCCATCCGCTGACCAACTTACCTTTGAGGGCGCAATGGACGTCACCATTACACTTGGTGGAAAGAACTTTAATATCCAAGAGTTCTATACAAATGGATCTATTGGGGCAACACTTGCAAACGTTGCTGGACTCATTAGCGGGACGAAGGCACAAGAGGTCACTGTTAAAGATGGCGTCATTAGCAAGAAAACTGTTGATCTACCGTCCATTGGTCCAAAGGGTACTGTTATTGGTACTAACCTTGCCGCAACGAGTGGAAGACTTAACCAGATTACCTGGAAAGAGGTTGGTGGTGAGTTCCTCCCAGTTCTACAGTCAATTGTTGCATCAAATGAAATTCAAGTTGAGGGAATTGACACTATGGGCAATCCAGCACTTGAAAATTGGGGATGGAAATACATTATGGAAGACGGTTCTGAGACATTTATTAAGAATGATGGTACGACTTACGACCAGAACCCATTTGATTCCGTAATGACTGGGAATTCAGAGACTGGAATTTTAATTCCAGCTAAGGGTGACTCAATAAAGTCTGGAGTAAGCGGATCAAGCACAATTCCAGCAATCAATGTGAAGTCACTGTACGCTATGATCGGCGGAACAGGTAATCCTACTGCGTTGCGAAAACTTGCAGAAAATCTTCCACAAATGCTTGCAGACCCAAAAAATCAAGCAATACTCAATATGAGTCAAATTATTGGTGAAGACCTTGCAAATGCAACATCTGCTGCAATAACTGAGATTACTACAAAGGCAAATACTATTGAGTTGGGAAATCTGCAAGTACAAGCATTTAGGATGGGTGAACTTGGTGTCGCAGACTCATTCCAGCAAGCATCAATGAATGCTAGAATTTCAGAACTAAAGGCAGCTATATTCGGAACAAAAGATAATAATATCAATGCAGAAAAAAATACACAGTTCTTAAATTTTGTTGTACCGAATAAGGAAAAGTATACCGAGACCGAGCCTGGAATTTGGACACTTAAGCCAGAGATTAGGCAGCAGCAGGCCGCTTCAATATGGAATCCAATCATTGGCGGTGCTGCGGCTGGTGGACTTGCTGGCCTATCTGCTGGCGGAATTGGTGCAATCCCAGGGGCAATTGGCGGAGCAATTGCTGGTTTTGCCCAAGGTATGGGACAGCAGAATGGAAATAACCCATTACCAGATGTTATCAACATTAACCCAACCAAGCCAACAGACTACCAGACAGTTGGTACCACCGCAAGGACAAATTACCTTGGCGGCACGTCCCCAGCAGCGGCAACACCTGGATCTGACTACTTTAGAAATATGCAAGCCATTAAACCAACAGTTGTTGCATCCGCAAAAGTTCTTCCATCAGTGGATATTGCACGTCCATCTGCCCCTAAGGTTACAGTTAATGCTGCCGATCTTAGGATGGCAAAGGCGTATGCCCTTACCGCTGCTGGAAAAGCTGAGGCAGCACGCGACAGAATAATTAGATTGCCTGGAAGCAATTCTACTATGGTGGCTAAGTAATGCCGCTCATTGGAGGTGGCGGTAGCGGTACCCCAAGCAATGGTGGTCTTCCTCCATCAGTTGGAATCAACACTGGCGGCGGAGGTCAGGACCTAGCTAATGTTGGTCGCGTCTCCGTCGGACTAAGTAACCCAGCTGGTACAATGATCCAGAGTGCTGGCAATGTCGCCGCATTTGGGACTGGCCTAACTAAGGCCGTTGTCCAGGGTATTGAGGGGCTCCCAGTCGTTGGGCCACTCATTGCACAGCCAGCAATTGGCGCCGTTGGCGGAGTCGTTGACTCAACCATTGGTAAGGTTGTGCCAAAGAAGATTGATATGTCTGGTGTTGAGGAGTTTGCCAATGCTCCAGTGAATGGTGCGATGGAGGTTCTCACTGGGCCATCTCAGGGTATACAAGAAGCTGTGGCGCGAGCGAAGATCCAGAATGTCATTGAAAACAAGTTTGACCTTGTGAGCCTTGTCTCTGCAGTCATCCCAGGCGGGACGCTTCCAGAGAGTGTCCAGAGGGGAATCATTGACCAGTACCGACGTGGTGCAACCATTGATGAGATTGCAACGAGTTGGGTGGACAAGTTTGGGTCACCAAAGGGTGAGGCATACGGCGCATTCTCATCAAATGGTATCGTCAATTTCCTATTCACTGCCCTCTCAGATCCATTGAACCTAATCCCAGTTGGTAAGCCATTTGAGCTCGCCGCACTTGCAAGCAAGATCTCCAGGGCTGGCGGGTCAGAGATGCTACGTGCTGGTGCAACTGCAGCAGAGCGACGCCTTGCAGAGCTTGTTGCATCTGGTGCTGAGACAGTCGTCATTGATGCACAGAAGAAGGTCATCGCTGATGCAGCAAAACAGATCGCATTCTTCAATAAATGGGAGATCCCAGGACAGATCTGGTCTAAGACATTTGGAAAGATTGGTGACGCAAAGAACAAGTTCTTTGCTGGAGCCCTCTCAAACAATATGCTCCAGGCCTGGACCAGGACAGTCTCCGCAAAGGGTGGTACCTGGGCACTAGATAAGCTCGGTACAATCATTGGTGAATCAGAGGTCAAGGCTGGTGTTGGTGACCTTGTCCTCACCACAGCTGGCGCAGCAAAGTCAGAGTTGGTCCAGGTTGCAACCCAGGCCTTCCGCGCACGCTTTGATGAGGCCGCAGCAAATATCCTAAAGAAACTTCACACAATTGTCACAGAGGGTGGGACCGTTGAGAAGGCCCTTGACTCTCAGTGGAGTGCTGGGACAACGATCCGCCAGGTCCTTACTGAGGCAAAGATCCCACGCAGGGAGTTTGATGACCTTGTCAAGCTCTTCTCTAGCGGAGACGTCCCAGAGTATATGACATTTGTCCGACGGGAGGAAGCCGTCAACCTGCAGCGACGACTTGGTTCATCCCTCTCTAATTCTGCGGTTTCTAAGGACCCACAGTTCCTCCTCAAGGTCGGTGAGGCCCAGGGCGGAAGCAACCTAGAGTTTGCCACTGACGCAGCCGTTGACGTACTGAGCCGAGACAAGAGCACACTCATCCGCTATGCCCAGGATGAGGTCCTCGGTGCTGACTACCTCTCACGGAGTATGCAGTTCGGTTGGGGCCTCACCAAGGAGGCCGCAGACAAGTACGCCCGCGATGCCTTTGCTGAACTTGGTAAGGGCTCCCGTGAGCTCCTTGACGTCATTGACCTTGCCCGTATGAAGTCATACGGCAAACTGGTCCGTGAGTCCGCACTCGCACGCTCCTCATACCCAAAGACCTTTGGCGAGCTCCCAGAGACCATCTTCCGCCGCGGAGCAATTGCCAAGGCCTACTTCCCAGAGTTTGCACCAAAGGATGCTGCTGACCTAACTGCAATCCTAGACCACGTCGCACGCACTGGTGCACGTAATCAGGGGATCACCATTGAGGACTGGTACCTCAAGCACACCTTTGGCATTGAGGGCGTCTCATCATTTGAGGATGCCATTGCAATCACTGAGACCCTCAATAAGACAATCAAGTCGGCCACAACAGAATTCAAGAATGCGACCCCAGAGGAGATCCTGGCTATTGCTGAACGGATTCAGCCAACTCCAAGGATGCTCCAGGCAGCCAAGGAATCTGGTGTTGCACTACTTGGTAAGAAGTCCCCAATTGAGACCATCACATTCCCTGGGGCAGAGAAGCCATTTGCACTCCCAGGTGGGATTGCAGGCCTTGATGACCCAGCGCCATTTGGCCTCATTGATGAGGCAATCATTCAGGCCCAGGGGATTGTTAAGAATATGCCTGGAGAACTTCGCGTAAAGCTCTATAAAAAGATCTGGGCCTCAAAGGGGATTGACTTTCAGAACAACATTGAGGTAACCAACCGCGTCGTCTTCGGCTTGCTCTCGGCAAACACTGGCCTCACCCCCAACGCCGCACTCTACACATTCCTCCGCGTCCGTGGACCAGAGGACCTTGCTGAATTTGCTGCTAAGTGGGGCTCAGATGTCCGAGCTGGAGTTTCAGCCGAGGATCTTGGCCTTAGGTTTAAGAACGAGATTCCAGGTGTTGTTGAAAAGAAGTTTCCAACCAGTGGACCAAAGGGTTACCGAGGGATTGAGATCTCTGAGGAAAACATTGGACGAGCGATTAAGACCTTGGTCTTTGCCAATGATAATCCTTCTTGGTTTAAGCTACGACCTGGTGAGACTCCAGAACTCCTTGCTGACCGACTGACCCTAATTCCTGGCGCTGGTGTAAAGGTCGGTACATTTGCCGTTGAGGTGATGACCCCGTCCCTAAGCCGTGGTGCCGTTGACCGACAGATGTCAGCATACATCTTTGAGAAGGCCATTGAGTCTGGACGACTTGAGCAGCTTGTATCTGATATATTTTCACGTTCTGGTCAACTTGCAGAAGTCAAGAAATACGTTCGCACAATGCTTGAGCAGTCACTTCCAGTCGGGCAGAAGTTTACAATGCTTGGTGACGAGGTTGTCATTGGAACAAGGAAGGGACTTGCTGAAGTCTCTGGAACGAGTGCGCCAGGTATTCAGTCAACTCTTCGTGGAAAGGGATGGAACGTTGCCCTTCCAGATACTGTTACTTCAGCTTTTAATGAGTTGCCAGAGTACCTGAAGAACAAGGTTCCAACAGCAAATGTTTACGAAAACAGCGTAGCCCACGTTATGAACGACTGGATTGATGACGTTGCTAGGTCTTTAGAGAAGGAATATCCAGGTATAAGCGAGCTCTCTGGAGCCCAGAAGCAGTGGTTCCTCTGGGACCTCAAGCGCGGCAACATTGAGCCACACAGTTGGATCAATAAGGGCGTTGACTCAATGGAGCGACCAACCTCAGAGCAGATTGGTACTGCCGTTGATGCAATCACGGCAGCTGGAGGCCAGCGACAAGGTGGATTCGGCGGTGTGAATCCAGAGATCATTGCCCAATTCTTTCAGAAGCGTGGCGAGGATGTCCTCGGTAGTACCTCCTTTGCAAAGGATGGACGTGCTATGATCAAGCTCTTCAAGGGAGCAGACATTGAGACTGCCATCCACGAAATCGGACACGTCGCACGACGACAGCTGACCCCAGAGGACAATGCCCTCGTCCTTGACATCTATGGCGTCAAGAACGGGAAGTGGGAGGTCGCTGCAGAGGAACGCTTTGCTGAAGACTTCACTAAGTACCTCCACACAGGTGAGGCACCAATCCGAGACCTTGAGGATGTCTTCTACCGTATGCGTGCCTGGCTCTCCAAGCTATGGAGCGGTATGACTGGGGCGCCAATTAAGACAGAGATGGACCCACGGATGAAGGAAGTCTTTGACAGGCTCTTCATCACCAATGATGAGAGTGTGACAAAGCCAACCCTTGACTTCTATTCAAGGGCAACCATCATCAGTAACCGAACACTGACCCAGGTCGCACGCCGTGACCTCCTTGACAGGATTGACGCACTTCACGGTAAGTCTGATGGCGGGAAGAAGGTCCCACTCCAGAATGCCGTTGACAGTGTCCCAACCTACGTTGAGAAGTACGCCTTCACAGAAGGTGGTGGTGCAACCTACAACCCAATCAGGGGGACAGTACGCGAGGCTGGTAAGGACAGGGGATTCGGTGTCGGTGTCTACCCAGGGATTGCTGCAAAGTTCTCTGGCGCTGAGCGCCAACTCCTATTCAACAACAAGGCCTTCCTCGCCGAGCAGGTGAAGGCATTTGTCACAAAGAATGCCAAGCTCCTTGAGCGTGATGGCCTCTACGTTGGCCTCTATGACAGCCCAAAGACTGGTCTTGCATACATTGACATCTCACGTGTCTACAACACCGCTGAGGAGGCAATTGCATCTGCAACCGCACTTGGTGAGGAGTCAATCTTCTCGTACAGCAATTATGGTACCTACTATATGGACACCGCCAAGGGTGTGGCAGCAGCTGCACTTGAGAAGGCTAAAATTGTCAGGAGTCCATCAGAGATCAGTGGCATCAAGAAGCTTGAGGTCCGCACTGTCCCAAAGGGTGAGGCCCTGGCTGAACTTGAGCAGATCGCCAAGGACGTCGTCAACAACTACGATGAACCAGCTGCAGAGTTCTTTGGGAAGCCACATACCTGGGACCAGGTCATTGACTGGGTACGACAGCACCCAGAGGTCACTGCCCGCGAGATGAATCAGATTGAGTTGGACAACCTGCCAAAGGAGCTCCAGGCAATCCTTGATCATCTAGGGTCAACCAACCTCTACAAGTTTGGTGTCGCCCCAGAGAACGGGGTCATCAAGCGCCTAAGCTGGGTATCAGACCAGTACGGTAGCCGCTACCTGACGCGACAGTCCTCTCCATTTGTTGACACACTTGACCACATCCAGGTCAGTGCCATTGACAAGAAGGTTGCAGCTGGCCGCGTCATCCCAAACAGCTTTGACCGACTGGCCGACAAGTTTAGGAAGTATGGACCAGAGGTCATCAGGAACAACTACATCCAACGCTTCATTGCCAAGACGACTCCTAAGGGTGTCACCGTCCGTGAGGCTGAGCAGATTATGCTCAAGGTCTCCAACCTTGCCTACAAGAAGGAGACCTCAATCCAGGGCCTATGGTTTGAGAGCAGCGACATTGAGGGAATCTACAAAGAGGTCCTTGGCCGCGTCCGATTTGAGGAGTACATCATCAAGAATGACCCAGTCAAGGACATAATGGAGGCCGCCGCTGGCGACTTCAGTGCCGTTGGGGTCACCAGTGGATTCACTGGCCGTGCAAAGGCCTGGCGACCAATCATTGGGGCAATGACCAACCGACTCTACCCGCTGTTCCGATTCGGTAAGGGTAACCCGATCTTCCAGCGGCTCCTTGAGCCAATTGAGACACGGGTTATGAAGCTTGTTGACGACATTAAGCTTGAGTACAAGCGTGAATGGCTTGAGGCCACGGACTCAGAGATGATGCGGAAGATGTTCCTAGACAACCGTTCAGTGAACACCGAGGTATCTGATGGTCTTTACTACAACCGAGAGGGGATGGTCAATGCCACCGTTGCTGCAGGCAAGGAGGCTGAGGGCTTCGTGGCCCACGTCAACTCCACGGTCCAGAAGTATAGCCGTGGTGCCAAGTGGAATATGGTGAACCCACTTGAGTACAAGCGTATCTCACGTGATGCCACAGCTGGCCAACTTGCCACACGTTCCTGGTTTGGGGCGATGGGGAAGTATGCGCCAGAGTATATGCCCCTAATGGCGGAGCACTACGGGATCACCAACTCAAATGACCTTGTGACTGCCCTCCTTGAGGACATAATGGTGGCCTCCAATCCAGCGGTCCTTGAGGCGCGGCTTGGGGCTGAGGCAGCCAAGACGGCTGGCCTCTACGAGAGGACCCTCCTTGAGGTTGGTATGGAGCCATCAAAGGCACGTGAGGTTGCTGCAGTTGCCTACGGTGTCTGGTCTGACTCCCTGGTCCGTGCGACCAGGGTTGCAGACAAGATGCAGTACTTCTCCCCATACCGATCCTGGTTTGAGCGGAGCATCAACCACCCATTCCTTGGGATCTACCCGTACTCCTATATGACCCAGAAGGCGATCCCAGCAATCCTGAAGCTGATGTTTGCCCCACGGATTGGTGGGTGGGTACACCCAGGTATGGGGTACATCAACTATATGCGCTTCAGGGAGATGGTGATGCAGAACACCGAGGGGAACAAGGACTTCATTAGTGAGGTCCTCCACTCCCCAGAACTTGGGTGGGTCCTCAACATTATGATCCCAGCAATGCCAGAGAGCCTTGGCTTCTCTGCCCCAACCTGGATGAAGAACTCCATTGTAAGGCCAGCACTCCAGGGTCAGGGGGCACAGCTCTATAAGGCCCCTCAGGAGCTTGCCAAGACAGTTGCAGGTGGAACAGTCCTCGGCCAGGCCGCAAGCTTTGGTGAGGCATATGCATCAATCAATAAGCCACTGAGCCAGGACATCAAGGACTTCAGGGAGACCATCGCAGATGGCCTCCAACGTAATCTGATTAATAAACCCTGACACTGTGTCGGGGGTAGTAGAAAAAGGAGAATGCTGTGGCTGACGAAGTCGTGAACAGCGCCCCAGTGCAGTCGGCTGAGGTGGAGACCCCTGAGGTCGCCACTGTGCCCACTGAGAACGAGGCGGATGTCACCACTTGGAAGAAGCGCCTAGCAGGCAAGGATCAGGCGTTGACGGCAACAAAGAAGGAGCTTGATGAGTTCCGTTCGCGTGCCGAAGAGCTTGCAAAGTGGAAGGCAGAGCAGGAGCAATCCTCAATGACCGAGTTTGAGAAGGCGCAAGCCAAGATTCGGGAACTTGAGCAGAAGGCTGTTGCCGCCGAACAGGCTGCAAAGGAAGAACGCCTCGCACGGGAATACCCACTCGCACACCAGTTCCTTCGGGACACTAGTGGCCTGGATGAGGTAGGGAAGGCAGCCGCCTTGGAGAACTTCTTCAAGCAGGCATCTTCACTCTCTCCAGCAACGGAGTCGGAGCCAGCGCCAGTGGATCCAAATAATGCGCGTCGGGCAACCGCCGCGCCTGTAGAAAAGCCAACCTCTAAGGGCATCTCTGATGCACTTAAGGCGTTGGGAAATCCATTCGCTGATAGATAAGGAGTAGCATAAATGGCTACCACGACTACCAGCACGACGAACTTTTCTGATCTCGTCACGCAGCTGGTTTCAGCCCGTGCCGAAGAGGAACTGCGCGCTCGTGCTGTTCACGCGATGCCAGGACTTTATGTCCCAGCTCGCTTCATTAAGGGTACGAACACCCTTCGCTACGCTCGCTATGCTGACCTCGCGGTAAGCACGGCAACCCTGACGGAAGGCACCGCCCCAACGGACGATGCTTTGACGATCTCGTCTGAGTACTTCACCGCCGCCCAGT